TGAATTGCGACAAGGGAATCCACCGATGCGTTTGGATTGAAGTTGGAAGTCTTAACCGCGACGACTTTCTTGCCATCGTCCTCGACCCACAGTTTCACGAAGCCCGAATTGGCCCCAGTCATGGGCGTCGCCCCGCTCGCAATGCGGTCTGCTACGGGAAAGAACACCTTCAGCAAATCCCGCTTCACCGCCGACACACCTTGAGCCGCTTTCTTTGGGTGTGTCTGAGACATTACGGACTGGAGAAGCCGCTTCGACTCCACGCGCAAGATGCGCCCGCCGGCCATTCCGAAGCCTTGGAGCTGGTTCATCCGCTGAGTGAAACCCGTCATGTCTACGCTGGTGCTCATGTCGTCTGGCTGGCGTGAAATACCCACCCAGCATCGTCTTGTCGGAGGGACATGATTTGATACGCCCGCCCCGCCAGGGTGAGGATGCCGTTGACAACGGGCACGTTGGCTCCGAGCGCCGCCGCCGTGGCCGTGAGCATCAGCTCGCCCTCCGGTTGGTAGCCGACGTTGCGCATCGCGTCCGTCCGCAGCTCGCCTCGGTTGCGTCGCGCGGTGAAGCTGTAAAGCGTCCCACCGGAGACCGTGGCCGAGTAGGCCGCCGTCACGCTGTCGAGCGCGATGACCTCCCCGAGCGCGTCGGCAATCTCTGATGTGTAGGACATTGTTATGGATGGCGCGGCGTGCCGCTGGATAGCAGCACGCCGCGCTTAACAAACGCCTTCGCTGTTGTCAGCGCGGCGGTGATTACTGGTTGCCAGCGTCAGCCGAGACGGCGAACGCACCGGCCTGACGCACGCCAACATCGACGTAGGTCTGAGCCACGATGCGGACGAGGCCGGCGATGGCCTGCGAGCCGTAGGGATCGACCAGCACGTCCACGCCGCCCCAGATGCCGAGCGAGGCCGCGCTATACGCGCCGAAGATGACCTTGTCGCCGGAGACCTGATTGGTCGCCAACAGGCCGTAGCCGTTGGTGCTGTTCTGCTCGGCGAGGAAGATCGCCTGGTTGGCGGTCTTGACCGTCGTCTTCCACGCACCGCGCACGGCGGCAGTCGTGACATAGTTCATCGAACCCATGTCGGCGTTCGCCGTGGCGACAGCGGTCTCGAAGGAGACCACCTTGGCCCACGTCGGCGCACCGCCGAACGTCACACTGCCGACGCCGGCAGTGTTGAGGATGCCCGTGGGCTGGCCCGAGGAGCCGGAGCCTTCGAGCACCGCCTTGTCGATCGCCAGCGCCAGGATGGTGGCGAGGTCGTTGCGGACGAAGCCCTCCACGTCGAGGCTGGACTGGGCGATGAGCTGCTTGCTGATGTCCGTGAACGCACCCAGGCGGTGCGGGGTCATGGAGATCTGGGCGAGCGTCTGGGAGGACTCGGTGATGTTCGCGTTCTCGGCGAGCCAGTAGGCGGTGCCGGCGGCGGTCTGCTTAGGCAGCGCCACGTTGCCGACGAGGCCGGACATGATCTGCACGCCCGCAGCCGAGGTGACCATCTTGTTGCGGAGCATCTCGATGAGCGGGCCGACGGTGGTCTGCACCGTGTAACCGCCCGCGCTGCCCGTGCCGGCGGTCATATCGCGGCGCATCACGTCGTTCGGGACGGTGAAGGCGTTGGGGGCGAGCGAGCGCCCGTAGTGCTTGGCAGCAGCCTCGCTGGCTTCCTTCTCGAAGCCTTGAAGACCCTTGCCGGACGCGATGTCGCGGATGGCCTTGACGATGCTGAAGCTGCGCGCCTCACGCTCGGAGAGGCCGATGTCGGCGTCCGTGGGGGTGGCGGGCTTGGCTTTGTAGACCTCGCGCAGGACGAGCTGGCCGAACTCGGCGGCGCTCATGCCTTCCGCGTGGCCGCGCTTGGCGAGGCCGGCGCAGTTGTGTTGCTCGGCGATGAGGCCGATGTCGGCAACGCGCTTGCGCTCAGCGGCAAGCACGTCGTTGGACGCGGTGGGGACTTCGATGACTTGGGACATAATAGGGGAACGTGTTTCGACAACCTCGATGAGGGGTGGTTCCGACAGCGGTTCGCTGCGACCCACTCCGACCGAGGCGTCGGCGGGGATAGCTACGAGGCTGATTTCAAGCGGCTCCCAGCGAATCGCGCGTTGGGCTTCCGACCCGTCGCTGCGCTTCTCTGTTTCGAGCTTGTGGATGCGGTAGCCGACGCTTACCAGGCTTCGGATGCCATCAACCACGTCCTGAAAAATCTCTTCGCCGCGCGCGCTCTTGGAGAAGCGGACCACGGCGCGGGCCGTCCGGTCTGCGTCAATGCGGGCGGACTCAACGACCCCGATCTGCTGCGCTGGGTCGTGATCCAAAAGCAGCGGGGCGCGGCCAAGGATTCGCCCCATGTCCACCGAGGAGGGGGTGTGATCCAGAATCTCGGTGCCGAAGTATCGGTCCACGGGCGCTTCGCTGGAGAAGGCCAGCTCCACGGTGCGCGCGTCCCGGTTCACCGTCTCCCGTAGGAACGGAAGGCTGCGGTGGAACGTGTCTTTGAGGGCGGCGGCGCTCATACCTTGGCGGAACTAATTGAGGCAGCAGCATCGGCTGGCTCGTTGAAAGTGTCCGAGTTGGTCAGTGTGATGGGCTGTTTGACCCCGCCCAAATCCTTCCACGCCTTCACCACTTCGGCGGGCATGGCGGGCAAACCTAGGGATTCGCGCAGCGACACTTCGTCGGCAGCGTTTGGCGTCACCACACCGGAGCGCACGGCGACGCCGTAGCTGTCCACCTTGGACTTGTTGCTCTCCGCACGCGGGGCGAACAGCAGGCCGCGCCGCTTCTCCATCGCCTCGTCTTCGGCAATGTCGGCGTCCACGTCTTCGATGTCCCCAGCGCCCTCGGCAATGACAGCTCGGCGCGAGGTGAAGCCGTTGGCAATGGCCTTGATGTTGGCGTCCACGTCCTTCTCGGGGTCCACCCACTGCCAGCGGCGGGGTTTCCAATCGGCGGCGCGGAACTTGTCGAGCTTTACGGCGGGAAGCGCGGCCCCGTTGGGCATGGTGATCAATCCAGACAGGAGCGAAAGCTGAAGCCACTCGTCAAACACCGGCTCGATGACGGTCTCGATGAACCAATTCTGGATGCTCTTCCACTCCTCCCGCTCCTCGAGCAGGCCGGCGCGGATGCTGGAGTAGTTGACGCCCTCCAAGTCAGAGGCGAGCGAGTTGTAGGAGACGCCCAAGCCGGAGGCGATGGAACGCAGGCACGACTTGATGAACGCGGGGTAGGCGGACGTTGGATGCTCGGCAGAGTGGACCTTGTAGGAGACGCCCATCGGCAGGTCCATGATGACCCCCGGCTGCATTTCCTGCGTCGGGTTGCCCTCCGTGTCGAGTGCGCCCTGATAGCCGTCGGGCACGGACTTTTCAAACGCGCCCATTGCGCACGCTGCCGTCCGCGCGGCCACAAGTTCCGCCTCGTCGTAGCCGTCGAGCATCTTGATCCGCAGCATCACCGGAGCGAACCAGGTCACGCCCGTGGTCTGGCCTTGCCGGGTGCGCCGAAAGACGTGGACCACGTTCTCGGCTGGCTCGCGGATGCAGCGGATGCCCGACACGCTGAACGACCCGGTTTCGTAGGGGTTGCGCGTGTAGAAGTGATAGGCCACCGGGCGGCGGTATTTATCCAGCTCCACGCCCATGCGGATGAGGTTCCCGTTCTCGGCAACGCCGTCGTAATCCTCGCGCAGAAGATCCGCTTCGAGGAACTGGATCGAGAAGTTGAACTCCCCGCCGCCCTCGCCTCTGCGTTTAATGAGGAAGCAAAACCCATCGCGGGCGGTGCTGCGGAGGACGAGCTTCTGCAACTCAATCCATGAGGTGATCCCGTCCACGGTGCAATTTTTCGCGCGTCCAAAGCGGAACCACGCGCCCTCGATGGTCTGGTTAGCCATCGAATCGTATTTGCCCTTGATTAGCTCACCGCTCACGGTGCGGTCAGGGTCGCGGACCTTCATCTGCAGACCGATGCCCGAGGAGCCGAGCACGTTGTTTTCGAGCAGCTTCAGGTAGCGTTCGATGTAGGGGTTGTTGCGCTCCAGCTCGCGGGCGCGGGAGCGGAGGCGTCGCCCGCCTTGGGCAATCTCCGAGTCCGCCGAGGAAAGGACGGTGCCCCAGTCCTCCGTCAGTCGGTTCACCGCCGCCCCGGCGTAGTGTCGCGCCGCTGGGGCGGGCGCGGGCCGCGTGTAGCCGAGGCGGCGGGCGAGTGTGTCTAGGAGTTTCATCGAATCGGCGTGAACCGGGTAAAGACGTTGCGCTTGTTTCCAAGGCCGCGCGCGATGGCGTCGGCCTGCTGCTCGGCTTGGTATTCCACGCGATACTTGCTCCGCATGACCAACAGGTCGGGGGTGGGGATCAGGGAGAAGGACTGCTCAAGGCCGCTCCAGTTCTGCACGGACTTGGACGCACGGGATTCCAGCACGGCCTCAATCGCGTCCAACACCTTCTTCGCGTGCGAGCGGGAGTCGTAGCCGGACGATTGCGTGGCGAAGTTTGTGGCAATCGTCAGCTCGGCGCTGAACACCTGGTATCGTTCGCTGGTCGCCGCCTTCGTGACGTAGCCCTGCGCGACATAGGTGCCGGCGGTATAGCCTGCCGAGGTCGCGGCGGATACAGAGATGAGGTGGTCGGAACCGCTCGCCGTGCCGGTGATGGCGATGCGGACGGCGTCTTTGACCAGGGCATAGGAAAGAACCCAGCCTTCGTTGGCTGGATAGTCGGAGAGGCTGCGCGTCCACGTCACCAAATCGCCGGCAGTGACAACGAGTGGTTCAGCGTTTGGAACTTCGTGCGCCATTCATATAGGCGGAAGTAATTGACAGCACGGGCAGCAAGCCTAGTTTGCACCCATGCTGCCGCTGTGGCTTGAAGTCCCCGCATTCATCATCGCAGTAGTCCTCGGAAATG